TTCATTATTCCGAATCTGCAGTTGGTAAAAAACCACAAGCACATTCCGATTATATTTCTGAAACAATTAATACTTATGGTAATACCGTAGATATAATGGTAGAGGCTAAGAAAAAAGATTTAACAATTTTAAAATATAAAGAAGAAAATTATGGCATACTCAGAGAAAGTGCTTGATCATTACGCAAATCCTAAAAATGTAGGAACTTTAGATAAATCAAAACAAAATGTAGGGACTGGTTTAGTTGGTGCACCGGAATGTGGTGATGTAATGAGATTGCAATTAGAAATTAATGATGGGATTATTACTGATGCGAAATTTAAAACGTTTGGTTGTGGAAGTGCAATTGCAGCTTCATCTTTAGCAACTGAGTGGTTAAAAGGTAAAACATTGGATAAAGCAGTAGAATTGGATAATATGGATTTGGTAGAGGAATTATCACTACCACCGGTTAAAATACATTGTTCGGTGTTAGCACAAGATGCAGTTAGAGATGCGATTAATGATTATAGAAAGAAAAACAATTTAGAACCAATTAAATTTGAAGATTAATGAAAGTATTAATTACAGGTGTAGCTGGATTATTAGGTAGTAGACTTGCAGATTATATAATTCAAAATGTACCAAATGTAGAAGTAGTTGGGATAGATGATTTAAGTGGTGGTTATAAAGAAAATGTAAATCCAAAAGTTACATTTTGGGAAATGAACTTAGTAGAACATCCAATTGAAAATTGTTTTGAAAATCATAAATTCGATTATGTGTTTCATTTAGCAGCATATGCAGCAGAAGGATTATCTCCATTTATTCGTCAATACAATTACGAAAACAATTTAGTTGCAACTGCAAGAATAGTAAATCAATGTATTAAACATAATGTTAAAAGATTAGTGTTTACGTCTACATTAGCAGTATATGGACATGGTGAAGGTGGAATCTTTGATGAAAAACAACAACAGGCACCAATTGACCCATATGGAGTAGCTAAGTATGGATGTGAAATGGATATTCAAATTGCAGGTGAGCAACATGGTTTAGATTGGTGTATTATTCGTCCACATAATGTATATGGTAGGAATCAAAACATTTGGGATAAGTATCGTAATGTATTAGGTATTTGGATGTATCAACATTTAAACGGATTACCAATGACAATATTTGGTGATGGTGAACAAACACGTGCATTTAGTTGTATTGATGATATTGTTGAACCATTATGGAAATCGGCTATATTACCTAGCGCATCTAAAGAAATTATTAATTTGGGTGGTGTAGAGGAATGGACAGTTAATAAAGCATGTGAAGTATTAAGAAATGTAATTGGTGGTGGTGAAGTGGTTTATAAAGAGGGTAGACATGAAGTTAAACACGCGATTCCAACCTGGCAAAAATCTATTGATATATTAGGGTTTGAACATAAAACCAATTTTGAAGATGGTTTAAAGGATATGTGGGAATGGGCACAAAAACAACCTAAAAGAAACCAATTCGTTTGGGATACTTACGAATTAGATAATGGCATTTATTCATTTTGGAAAAAATAAAAAATATGATTACATTTTCAGAGTTCTATGATTCAATAGAACCAAAAAGTGACAAAGGAACATTACATGATTATATCAATGGATATTATTCAACCGAATTTACTGATGTTAGATTGGGTAAACTTAATATAGTAGAAATTGGTGTTAGAAGAGGAGATTCTCTAAATTTATTGAGTAAGTGGTTTATTAATTCAACTATAACAGGTATTGATAATGGTAGTGAAATGAATAACAATGATTTAGAATTTGTAAATAAAATACCAAATACAACTCTAATATTAGATACCGCATATTCAGATACTACCATTGATAAATTTGAAGATAATTCAATAGATTACTTAATAGATGATGGACCACATACGATTGAAACTCAAATAATTTCAATACAAAAGTGGTTAGAAAAAGTAAAAAAAGGTGGTACACTTATAATAGAAGATATACAAGATTGGGATAACGAAAAACAATTCTTTGATGAAATATGTAATTCATTGGGAATATCTTACAAATGTATTGACTTGAGAAAAAATAAAAATAGATATGATGATATATTAATAATAATTAAAAAGTTATAATAAATGATTAAAAATTTAGTATATTATTGTTATTTTGAGAATTCGGAAATAAACGAATTTGCAAATTATAATATCACCTTAATAAATAAATATTTACCACTATTTAATGGACAAAGAATTATTAAAATTGCAGTAGATGATTTATTAAGGGATAATTCACATTTAATTAATTTATTTCCTAATTGTGAAATTGAATTAGTACAAAATAATCCAGAAACTAGAGAATCTGAATATTTTATACAATCCTTAAAGGAAATTAAAAACAAAAATTCACTTACATTTTTTGCACATAATAAAGGAAGTAAAAATGGTGGTGCTGGAAATAATGTAGTAAAGGTTTGGTTATTATCAATGTATTTTTTTAATTTAGAAGAACGTTATTTATCTAATATTGAATATAATTTAATAACCGATAAAACATTTAGTGGTATAATGCAAATAACTGTACCATGTCCTCCTTGGGTTACAACCAATTGGCATTATAGTGGAACATTTTTTTGGTTTAACACAGAAAAATTATTTAGTATAGATGGATGGGATAACTTTGAAAAAGGAAGATTTTCAGTAGAAGGTTATCCTGGAAAACTGGTAGATGTATCTAATTCACATGTTACATTATGTAGTGAAAATTATAATTGGAATTCATATCAACCAATGATATGGAATAAATATCTAAATGAAACAACATTAGACTCAATTCAATATACCCAATATTGGGAATTATATAATAAAATATTTTAAAATGTATTCAGTTATTATACCTACAATGTGGAAATGTAATAGATTCCAACAAACACTTAGAGAATTAAGTGCACATGAATTAGTTGGGGAAATTATCTTAATAGATAATACACCAAATGATTTAAAAATAGAATTACCAAAATTAATTCATATATTAGAAGGAAAAAATACATATGTTACTGCACCTTGGAATAAAGGAGCTAAACTGGCAAAATATGATAAACTTTTAATTTTAAATGATGATATTTGGATGGATTGGAACATATTAAACATACTAGAACCACATATTACAGAACAAATCGGCTTAATTGGATTAGAGGAAACTGAATACAATATTGAACATTCAAATGATGCGTTTGGATTAGAACCAATTGAAAGAAGGAATGGTGGATGGGGATGTGCAATATTTGTTCATAAAGAAAACTATACCCCAATACCAGAAGAAATGAAAGTATGGGGACAAGATGATTGGTTATTTGTAAAAGCTAGAAATAGAAGAAAACAAAATTATAAATTAGTAGGATATACTATTTATGGTGAATTATCAGTAACTAATAATATTTTGGATGCTGATCCTGAAATTCATTTAATAAGAGAAAACGATTTAAGATTAAAACAACAATATAATTTATTTTAATATGTATTTACAAACACCTTACAAAATTAGTTACGATACACAAAAGTATCCATTTAGAAAAATAGTTTCGGATATGTTAGAACTTACGGAAGAATTTCCGTTGGAAGATTTACATATATTAGAACACTATGATTTATTAGTTAGAGAAAAGGATCAATCTACGATTTGGCATAAAAGATATTACGACAAATATAAAACGGAATTATTACCAACCTATTTAGAATTAGTTAAAGAACTTAAAGAAAGGTTTGGTTATGATGAAATTATCTATCAGAATATTCCAACATTTAGAGTTCAATTAGCAGAAGGTAATTTGGGAGTTGGTGAATGGCATAAAGATAGCACTTACAATCATGGAACATCAGAGGTAAATTTTTGGATGCCTTTTGTAAATACCAATGAACAAAATACTATATGGATGGAAAGTAAAGAGGATAAAGGTGATTACAGACCATATAAAGTAAACTATGGTGAAATATTGGTATTTAGTGGCGCTAATTTATATCATGGTAATAAAAACAATGATAGTAACCAAACTAGAGTATCAGTTGATTTTCGTTTAGTAGACCCTGTTAAATTTATACCAAACGAAGCAGGTTCAATTAATATGAAAGCAAAATTTGATGTTGGTGGATATTTTGAAAAATTATAATTATTAGTATGGTAACCGTATCCGAAACAGCAGCTAAAAAACTAAACTCACTAATTGAAGAAAGTGGGTTCAAAACTCCCTTTGTTAGAGTTGCAGTTAAAGGTGGTGGATGTAGTGGATTATCATACGACCTTTCATTTGATACTGAACAACATCCTTCGGACACTCTCGCCGAAAATAATGGAATAAAAATTTTAATAGATAATAAATCGTTACTATATCTTTTTGGTACCGAATTGGATTTTTCAGATGGATTGAATGGTAAAGGGTTTCAGTTTATCAATCCTAACGCATCTCGTACTTGTGGATGTGGTGAATCGTTTGCATTATAAATTCTTAGTATTATTTGGAAATATACTTAATAAAGTGTATATTTGAATAATAAACATTTACATATGATAAAATTAGTAACAGACAGTTCGGTGTTAAGAAAACCAATATCACCAACAACATTTACAAAAGAAGAACAAGATTTGGCAACCGCTGCATTATTAACCGCAGTTACTCAACATCAAGGGTTGGGTATGAGTGCAAATCAAATTGGTTTAAATAAAAGAATTTGTGTAATCAATGTTAAAGAACAACCTTTAGTATTGGTTAATCCTCAAATATTAGATGAGGGACAAGAAAAGTTAATTTATTTTGAAGGTTGTTTATCTTTACCTAAAACAATGAAAAAACCTATTAAGACAGTTCGTTCTTATAATGTTAAAGTTAAAGCAGATAATTTTCCTGATGTATTAGAATTTGGTACTGAGGAAAGAAATCATCAAGATATTAATTCATTATTTAGTGATATTAATTTATTAGAATCAGTTTGTGTTCAACATGAAATTGACCATTTGAATGGATTGACAATTAGAGATAGACAATATACTGAAACTGTTAGATTAACTTCGTTTGGAAAATTAGGAAGAAATGAAAAACTTTTATTAAAAAAAGGTGAAGAAACTCTTTCAGTTAAGAAAAAGAATTTATCAACTTACTTAGAGCAAGGATGGGAGGTAGCATAATTATGGAATATGTAATAATAATATTAACACTATTCATTACTGCATTGGGATATGCATGTTGGAATCTTTTAAGAAAATTAGAAAAGTTAGAAGAAGTATTAGAACAAAACACAGATAGTTACATTCAAATTTATAATGTGATGAAAGAAATAGATTCTACTGGTGCATTTGAAAGTGATGATGAAGTGGGTTCTACCTTTAGTGATTTAAAAAATCTAATTGATAGAAATAAAAACGTATTAAACGGAAAATCATAATGGGAAGAAAGAAAAAAGATACCAGATACTTTACTGAAGAAACTGAAGCCGCTATTATAGCATTTAATAAAACAACTGACCAGAAGGAACGTAATGTATTGTATAGAGATTATATACACTATTCGTTTTATAAATTAGCAGAGAATGTTTTGAATACATGGGGATTTACTTATTTTGATGATGATAAAGAAGATATTAAATTTGAAGTTATTTCTTTCTTATTAGAAAAGATTCATAAGTTTGAAGAAGGTAAAGGTAAGGCATTTAGTTATTTTACAATAGCAGCTCGTAACTACCTTATTCTTAACAATAACTCTAACTACAAACGATTTAAAGCAACATCACAATTAAGTACAATGCCAGAACATTGGGATTTAGAAAATGACTTTAAACAAGAAGCACATAATGATGAATTCAAAACATTTAATATTAGAATGTTACAATATTGGGATTTAAATCTAATAAAGAGTTTACTAAAAAAAGAGATATTCAAATTGCAGATGCTGTTTTGGAATTGTTTAGAAGAGCAGAATATATAGAATCATTTAATAAAAAATCTTTATACTTATTGGTTAGAGAAATGACTGGTTATAAAACACACTATATAACTAAAGTTGTTTCTAAAATGAAAGAAACTCAAATGAAATTGTATTATCAATTTTTAGATGAGGGAGATATTACACAAGAATCAAAAGACCCGTTTTGGAAGAGAGCAATAACGAAATGAGAATATTAGGAATATCAGCGTTTTACCACGACTCAGCAGCTGCATTGATTGTAGATGGAAAGGTTGTATCGGCACAAGAAGAAGAACGATTTACAGGTATAAAGCATGACCAAAGATTTCCTATCAATTCCATTAAATGGATTCTAAAACAAAACAAATTAAAAATTAACCAAATAGATAAAATTGTTTGGTATGAAGATCCAAAAAAGAAGTTTGAGAGATTTAAAGAACAATGGCACAAATATTTTCCAAAAACATTAGGATTAACTAAAAAATTAATATTTTGGAAATCTAATAATAATATTGAAGAAATTATTAGAGAACAATTAGGATATAGAGGTTCTATTGAATATGTAGAACATCATATTTCACATTTAGCATATTCCTTTTATACATCACCATTTAATGAAGCACATTTATTTTCGGTAGATGGTGTTGGTGAAAATGAAACGGCTATATTGGGGTTAGGAATTAAAGGTAGATATATTCAGCCATTAGAAAGAACACATTTCCCACATTCATTAGGATTACTTTACGCTACAATTACCGCATTCTTAGGATTCAAACCAAATAGTGGTGAATACAAAGTAATGGGTTTGGCAGCATATGGTAGTGATAAGGATGTGTATAGAGAACAATTTGAAAAATTAGCAAAACTAAATGGTAATAATTTAGAATTAGATTTAAAATATTTTGCATTCCATTATTCTGAAAAGAAAATGTTTACTTTTAAAATGAGTGAACTATTTGGTATTACTCCTCGTATTCCAGAAAGTGATTTAGAACAAATACATAAAGATATTGCATTTTCATTACAGGCACATTACGAAAGATTATTTTTCAAAATGTTAAACAACTTTCATACACACTATCCAATGGATAATTTATGTTTAAGTGGTGGATGTGCTTATAACGGATTGGCAAATGGTAAGATAACATTAAACACTCCATATAAGAATGTTTATGTACCACCAGCGCCATCAGATGCAGGTAGTGCTATTGGTGCTGCTTTATTGGTATGGATGAAACAACCCCTAAACAAAAGAGTAGAAAATACAAACCCATATTTAGGGCCATCATACACTCACGCGGATTATTTAAATGTTATTAGACAATATGTTCCTATGGATAAGGTGAAACATATGGCTACACCAATTGTATTGACTAAAGAGGTTGCTAAGTTGATTAATGAGGGTGCAATCATAGGTTGGTTTAAAGGTAGTAGTGAATTTGGACAAAGAGCATTAGGACATCGTTCTATATTAGCAAACCCAACAATTTCAGATATTAAACCTAAAGTAAATAGAGTTATCAAAAAGAGAGAAGGATTTAGACCTTTTGCACCAATGGTAATTGCAGATGAGGCTAATAATTACTTTGAAATGTTAGGACAAGAAGTTCCTTATATGAATCAGGTATTTAAAGTTAAAGATGCTTTTATCGCAGGTTTACCATCTATTACTCACGCTGATGGAACTGCAAGAGTACAAACCGTTACAAGAGAATTTAATACAGACATATATTTTTTACTTAAGGAATTTAAAAAATTAAGTGGATATCCCATCTTACTTAATACCTCATTTAATTTAAGAGGTCAAACAATGGTATTAGACCCCGAAACTGCTATTAAAACATTTTACGATTGTGAAATGGATTATTTAGTATTGGGTAGTTATATCATTAGTAAGTAAGTTTTTAATTACACAATATTTATAAAAAAGATTTATGGCAAGTGTAGACATGAATTTTCCTTTATTTAAGGGAAAAACATTTAGTGATTTGTTGGGAGATATTTACGAAAACCAACAAAGTAAAAAGAAAAACATTTCAGGTCTTATTGAAGAAATGAGAAAGTTGGTAACTAAACCATCTGATGTAATTACTATCGGTCCTATCATTACACAATTGATAGAAGCGAGTATTAGTAACGATGACCATTTGATTAAGATTGCAAATATAGCACAAAAATTAGTATTAGCAAATACAAAGAAAGCGGGTGATGAAGGTTGGTTAAGTGAAGATGATAAGAAAGCATTATTAGAAGAGATGGATGTAGTTGCAAAAGAAATCACACAAAGTACAGATGATAAGATTGAAGATTTAGAATTTGAAATTGAATCATTAAAAGAAACATTGGGTAAATAAAATGGGACAAAATTTCTTTTCATCCAAACAAGCCACAACACAGATAGCAACATCAGGTGCAGGGATTTCTTTTGATTTAGCATTAGTTAATAATGTTATTTTGGATATGGCTGATATTAAAGATTCATTAGATATACATCACACTTTATATCCTGAACTAAATAAAGATACTGATTATGTTGATAAGAATACATTAAAGTATGGTTCAATTCGTTATAGATTATTAGGAATTGGTAGTGAAGTAAATGATGCAGATTTACCGATAGCATACCCACTATCTCGTGAAGATTTTGCATTACCTGTTACTGATGAAATTGTTAAAATATATACAATTTTAGGGTTAGATTACTATGAAAGAATTAATATAGAAAATTCACCTAATTTTAATACCGACCTTAGAGTTTTTATAGCAGCAAGTAAAACAACACCAGAAAATTCTCAAAAGGGAAGTAAATTAGAGAATTATCAAGAATCACAATCATCGGGTATAACATCACAAACTGATAGTACCGCTGGTACGGTTGAGAGTATTAGACGTGGGTTTAATGGTAAATATTTTAAAAGAAATATGAAAATACATCAATTATCACTAAACGAAGGTGATAAATTGATTCAAGGTAGATTTGGTAATAGTATTAGATTTAGTGGATATATTCATTCCGATAAAACAAACGGAAATTCTCATCCGGCTATTTTAATTAGAAATGGTGAGAGTTCAGAAAACCAAAAGAAAAAAGTATACGATATTGTGAGTGAGGATATTAATAGTGATGGAACTTCTATTCAAATTACATCAGGTCCCTATAAAACATTATATACATCTACAATAAATGTTAAAAAAGAAGCAAATAATAACTATCCAAGTTCAGATAATTTAATTGGTGATCAGTTGGTAGCAAATAGTGGTAGAGTAATTTTATCTTCAAAAACAGCTGAAACTTTTTTGTTTAGTAAGAAAAGATTTAGTATCTTTACGGATGATAATGTTACAATTGATAGTGAAAATGGGTTTAAACTAATTTCACAAAGAGGTGATATATCATTAAGAGCAAAAGGAAATAAAAATATTATATTAGAAGTAAATAGTGGTGCTAAGGTGTATCATGGTTCTCCAAATGCAAAAGAGCAAGCTATTTTAGGTAATAAATTAGTAGATTTAATAAGTCAATTAATAGATGTTATGACAAATGTTCAATATCAAACATATGTGGGGCCTACTATTGCAGGTGGTATTTTACCTCAATATAGAACACAATTAACTACTATTAAAACACAATTAAAATCAACTCTTTCTAAAAATAACTACTTAATCTAATGTCTTGGAAACAATTTGAAAAAGAGGTAGCAGAGCAAATGGAGATTGGGTTTAAAAGTCCTGATGATTTTGCTAGGTTTTTTACCGACAAATATGATGAGTGTGTAAAAAGAGGTGTAGATTTTATTACATTAAATCCGGTTAGCAAGGGTAATAAAGATTTGATGTATTCTATGATACAAATTGCAAACTTAACATCAGCGGCTGCTTTAACTCCTGCATTATATGATTTATATTTTAATATGTTAGGTGATGCGGTTGTGGGATATTGGAGTGGTGCAACATCACAAAAAATATTCATTCCACTAATACCAGCAACCGGTACGCTTGTTAACATAGGTGTTAAAGACAATATTGTAACATTTCCTGGAAAATGGCCTAAGGCAAAGGTTAGACCGATGAAAACTATCAGAGTATTTTTAAAAACATTTACATCATTTGCAAGAATGCATTTGATTACAATTAAAGGATTATGTACAACCGTTTCATTATATCCACCACTACCTGGTATTGTGGGTGATGGTGTTATACAATGGACTGGTTATAAAGTAGTAGAACCTAAAAAGCGATATATCATAGATGTATCAAATGTATATGAAACTCCTAATGAAACAAGTAGTATTGTTTATACTTTTGAAAAGGGATTGGAAGTTGATACACAAAAAATAAATGATATTTGGGTATATGCAAAGGATACCAATAATAGAAGTGGGTTTGTTAAAAAAGAATTTATAACTAATAAAACCCCAAATTAGTAAAAAAACAATAATTATATATAGTAAATTACAATTTATGGATCAGAAAGATTTAATTAAGGCATTAGTAAAAGTTTTAAGAGAGGATATTAAAAAAACTCTAAAGGAAGAAATACGAATTGCAGTTAAAGAGGTGTTAAATGAAACAATTAATGAAACACCAAAACAAAAGGTAAATGAAAATTACCAAATGAAATCGAGAGATGATGGTAGCTATGGTACAATCCAATACGGACAAAGACCTATGATATCTCCATCTGATTTGGGGTATGGTGATAATTTTAGAGAATACTCACAACCTGAAATGGTAGCTGGTGGAACTCAATCAGAGTATGGTTCTTATTTACAAGGACAAGAACAAGGTGGTATTCCATTAGAACATAAATTAGCAATGGCAGCTCAAAGAAATCCAGATGCTACTGCACCTGTATTAAAGGCTTTGAATAGAGATTATTCACAATTAGTTAAAAAATTCAATAAGGGGTAAATGTAAGTGGCAATAGAAGTACAAAAATCATTTGTAATTGATTCTCAGGACAGAAGTGTTGGGATATCATTGCCATTGGGTAGTTCAAACAATGGTTATTTTGCCGTTAATTATACTACAAAAGACCAGGTTAAAACAAATTTAAGAAACTTAATTTTAACTGAACCTGGTGAGAGGATTGGTAATCCATTATTTGGTACACCACTAAGAAGATTTATTTTTGAACCATATATGGAAGGTGAATTTGAAGAAGGTATTGAAACTGCTATAACAACGGCAATCAATACATATATGCCTTTCATTGGTATTGATTCTATCATATTTGATAAGAGTAATGAAAATAAAGATAAACATTTGGTAAATTTAGAATTAAAATATTCAATAAACTTTTCAGCAATTCCAATTGTTGATACATTAACGGTTAACATATAGTATGGCACTGAATCCTAAAGATAAGTCGTGGATATCTAATAAGAAAGATATAAAATATTTAAACAGAGATTTTAGTTCTTTGAGACAATCTCTAATTGAGTTTACTAAAACATATTTCGCTAATACAAATAGTGATTTTAGTGATGCATCTCCTGGTATGATGTTTATAGAACAAGCCGCATATGTGGGTGATGTTTTATCATATTATACCGATGCTCAATTAAAAGAATCATTTATAAATGTAGCATCTGATGTTGGGAATGTATTTAGGCACGCTCAGAATTTTGGATATGTTCCTAAAATAAGTAGACCGGCAACTACTACATTGACAGTGTATCAAGTAGTTCCAGTAGTAAACCCATCTAATCCTGAACCTGATAGTAGGTATTATCTTAAGATTAAAGAAGGTATGGAAGTAGTTTCATCTACTAATAATAACATAACATTTAGAACTACGGATATAGTTGATTTTGCAGATCCTAACAATAGAACAATTTCGGTTTTAACAAGAACTGGTACACAAATAGACCAATTTTTAATTACAAAAGAAGTTCCTGCAATTAGTGCTACTGTGGAAACCTTAAATTTAACAAATTTTAATAATCCATTTAGACCTAATCCAACATTTACTATTACTGATAATAGATTTATTAAAATTTTATCAATCAAAGATGTAAACGATCAAACATATTATTACGAAGTTCCATATTTGGCACAAGAAATGATATATGTTAAAGAACAAAATGCATCAATTAATAACTCCGTATTATCAACTAATGTAAATACTACACCATATATTTTAAAGCAAATTAAAACAAATAAAAGATTTACAACTAGAGTGGTAGGTGAAGAATTAGTACAAGTTAGATTTGGTGCCGCTAGTGAGTTTACGGCAGATGAAATGATTATACCTAATACTAAAAATGTAGGATTGGGGTTAAATAATTCAATTAGTAGATTAGAACAATCATTTGATCCATCTAATTTCTTAAAAACATCTACATACGGAATTGCTCCACAAAGTGCAGAGTTGGAAGTAAAATATTTATCAGGTGGTGGTATTGAATCAAATGTTAAAACAAATGATTTAAGAAGTATTACTAAAATAGAATTCTTTGAAGATATATTAAGTTTTGATACTATTAATTCAGTTACATATAATGCAGCTAAAGCATCAATAGCAGTAGATAATTTGATTCCTGCAACTGGTGGTAGAGGATTAGAAACATTAGAAGAAATTAGAGAAAACGCGATAGCAAACTACGCATCTCAAAATAGAGCAGTTACTAAACAAGATTATGAAGTAAGAGCATTATCGTTAGAACCATCATTTGGTAGTATTGCAAAAGTGTATGTTGAACAAGATTCTGCAGCTGATATAAACCCTACTCAAAATGTATTAAGAGATCCTAAGAGTAGAGATGAGTTTTTAAATATGACAAAATCCTTAATAGGAAAATCAGAGGCAGAATTAGAAACGGCAGTTAATAATTTTTTAGAAAGTAAACAAACTATAAATTCAGAAAATAATCCGTTTGCAATTAATATGTATATTTTATCATATAATTCGGATGGTAAGTTGGTAGTAGCAAATAACGCGACTAAACAAAATTTAAAAAGTTATTTAAATGATTTTAGATTGATTACCGATGCAGTAAATATCATTGATGGGTTTGTTATAAACGTAGGTGTAAATTTTGAAATAACAACATATACCAATTATAACAAACAAGAAGTAGTATTAAATTGTATACAATCTATTACTGATTATTTTAATATAAACAATAGAAAAATAGGACAACCAATTAACTTAAGTGAATTAGAATTAGAAATAGCAAATGTAGATGGGGTTTCATCTGTTCCTAAAATAGAATTATATAACATTTGTGGTGATGGAACGGATAGTAGTTATTCATTATATTCATATGATATAAAAGAAGCAACTAAAAACAAAATAGTATATCCATCATTAGACCCTTCTATTTTTGAACTTAAGTTTCCAAATAAAGATATTAAAGGGAGAGCATTATAATGATACTATTTCATACAGCATCTAGTGATGCAAGTATTTACTTACAACAACCTTATCAAAATACAGGTATAGATGAAGTTTTAGAAATATCTAAACAATACTATGGTGATACAAAAGATATCAGTAGAGTATTAATTAAATTTGATTCAGCATCAGTTGTATCTAATATTACTAATAATAACTTCACAGCATCATTGCAGTTGAAAATAACGGAGGCTAATGAAATAGCAAGTACATTTACCATTGAATTGTTTGAGGTGAGTGGTAGTTGGGAAAATGGTACTGGCACCCGTTTTGATAATTTAACTACAAATGGTGCAAGTTGGTATTATAGAAACGAAAATAACTCAAATTGGTATACATCCGCAATAAGTGGTTCTCCGGCAGAATATGGTGTGGGTGTTACCGGTAGTTGGGATGGATTGGGTGGTTCATGGTTTACTCAATCAATTGCAACTCAGACATTTTCGTATACATTAGATGATATTAATTTAGATGTAACAAATGCAGTTAGAACTTGGAGAAGTGGTTCAATACATAATGGATTTATTCTTAAATTAACATCTGCAGCTGAAGGTGATGACTCTGATTATGGTAGTATTAAGATGTTTTCAAAAGAAACAAATACAATATATCAACCTAAATTAGTACTGGCTTATGCAGATAGTGGAAGTGTTACTGGTAGTTTAGCAGAAGTTAGTGGTGTTATAAATTCAGCTAATTATGAATTTTTATATAGAGTGTATCCATCAAATCTTAAGAAAGAATATACCAAAGGTCAGAAAGTAACTATTAAGGTTGATGCAAGAGAATTATATCCGGTTAAACAATTTAATTCAACATTTGCACATCAAGTAAAATACTACTTACCAACTACTACATATTATTCAATCATAGATACAATAACAAAAGAACCAATTATAGATTATTCCGAAAATACAAAAGTAGTAAGAGATAATTATAACAATTTAATAAAACTTAATTTTTCAAATTGGGCAGTTGGTAGAACATATACTTTATTATTAAAAGTAGTAACTACGGATAATGAAGAAATTTTTGAAATTGGTACTTTTGATATTTATGAATAATAATGGCAATAGAAAAAAAATATATTAATTTTAGCGAAGATGATAATAACGCTAATGTAACTACAAAACTATATTCCGATGTTTTTAATAAAGCGGAATTAGAAAAATCAGTAAATACATTAGTTACCGAATTAATCAAGCCTCTACCTGATAGAAATTTGGATTTAATTCCAAAACCTATCTATGATGCTGAAGTAACTAGAAGTTTAGAATTAGAGAAAGAAATAATAGATTTACAGAATGAAGTAGATGATTTAACATCACAAGTTCAATCATTAACCGCAGATAGTGCTTCTTTGTATATTTCTAATGATAATTTATTGATAACTAATGCAAAATTAGAAAACTCATTAACATCAGTACAACAATCTCAATTAGAACTAAGACAAAATCTTACAACATCATTAACTAAAGCAATTAACGAAGCAACCGAAAGAACTGCATTGGAAGCAGAAAATAATGGTTTAACTGCTCAAAAGAATGCATTAGTTAAACAAATTGATACTTTAAATAACTTATTAGCACAAGCTAATGCAAGTTTACAAGTAGCACAAGAACAATTAAGTGCAAAAACACAAGCAATGGCAGCCGGCGGAGTTTCTACTGGACAATTAGCAACAATTTTATGGGAAAAAGGAGATCCTTCTAAAAATGGTGCTGTTGAAGGATTAGTGTATGATTGGGATTTAAATGCCGGTGGACAAAAAGTGTGGAGACCAGCTGGTAATTCAAAAGCATGGAGTAGTAAATATGTAGATGTAATTGTTGGACCAAAAGATGTAGATGTAGAATTAAAACAAACATTTTTTTTGGTACCAAATAAGTTTTCATTAAAAGCAAATAGTACTCAAAGATTTACATTTGATAAACCAAATATATATGCAGTTCCATCACCAGCAAATGGTAAACTAAAGAATGCAGCATTAGCAACTTCGGCAATTGCAACAGTAACTACTGGTTTTATTGCAGCAGGTGGTATTGCAGCAGCTGGGGCCGGTGCAGCATTGGTTGCAGGTGGTGTTGCTGGTGCAGCAGCACTTTCTAGTACAGCAGGGGCTATTGCTGCATTAGGTGGACCGGTGGGTGTAGCGGCTGCAGCCTTGTTAATTGTAGGTTCGTTAATATATGCTGGAACAAGACCAAAATATAAAGATTATACAGAAACAATAACATTTGTAATAAAAGATAAAGATGCTAACGGTAGAACTGAAGATAAAACATTTACAGGAAAAGTACATTCATACGATAAATAAACTATGGCAATAAACGATTTTAAAAATATTGAAAATATAAATCTTAATTTAGATTCAACAGCACAATTAGTTGAATCTAAAGATTTAGCTATATTCAAAACATCAGCAAAAAACATCACCGATTTCGGAATGTCTAGTAATGATGTTATTGAATTTAGAATATATGATATTTCAAATAACTTATTAGAACAAACGGGTGGTAATAGTGTTAGATATATTCACAAAAATGATATGAGTAAATATCTAAAAAGTGAAATAGATCCTAAAACACAAGAAAAAATATATGACATTGATGTTGAAAAGTTAGTAAGAGAAAGTGGACATGAAAATGGTGAATATAAAGTAGCATTTAATTTTTTAAAGAATCATTTGGGTACAGAAAATTCTAAACAAAGAGTTTGGATACATGAAGTATCACCAAGTAGAACTGAAATTAGAGTGATGCCTTTATTAACAAATGATACAACACAAAACCAAAAAATTACATATCGATATAATACTTTTTTAAACAAAGGAAAGGAACTTAAAAATATAATAGGTCTTATTAAGAATACAATTGATTCATTAGAATTGTCAATAAGCACTATAATAGATAATTATTTTATTTCTAAACATGGACAAATTTGGTTAAATGTAGTTAAGAGAGATTTTCAATTTGGTAATGATAACAAATATACAAATTTTAAACAAAGGATATTTAAGGATTTTAAAAATAGTGTAAATTATCAATTAGAAGGTAAAGATTTTGATATTACATCACCTACATATGGCAAAGCACCTATTCAAAAATTAGATATTGATGAATATTTTGACAAACCACAAATAGATACTATCCTATTAAATAGATTGAGTGAGGCAATTGAATTTAGTTCTAAATTTATTTCACAAATTAAAATACCACAAAGTGTTACAAACGAATCAAATAAAAAAGAAGGTTCATTGGTATTGCAATCATTATTAGAAACTAATTATAAAACTAAGAGTAATCTTACACAAACAAATAAGATAACAATAAATAAACCAAAACCATCAGTTGCAACTCCGGCACCAATAGTAACACCTCCAATTAGTGCACCTAATCCAGTTGTTCCTTTACCGGAGCCTACTCCATCACGTGGAGGAGGAAGTGGGGGTGGTAGATCGATTGGGAATCCTGATGATGGTGGGTTTGGTAGACCGGATTTAGGAAGGCCTGGTGTGGGTAGAGAACAAATCGAATATAGATAATATAAACAAATACAATTGTATAATAGATGATAGCAGTAGAAGAAATATTAAGCGATAGTGGTTTAGGTAGCATTGGAACTGGCGCCGGTGGGACTGGTGGTGGGACTGGTACACCCACACCTTCATCTGGTGAAAATTTAAAAGTTATATTTAGAAACAAATCTAAATTTAAAGATAAATTAACATTTCCATTTGCAGGACAAACTTATTATGAAAATTCGGTAGTTTCATTAAATTCTAATAATTTAAATGATAGTGTAACAATATTACCAAATATTGAAACTAATTTTAGATTAAAAAATTATATTGTTTTAACGAAATCAACCACTATTAAAGAATTAGAAGTATATGATGATGTTGTTAATGATAGAGGTTCTGGAAGAACAAAAAATTATATTGAAAAAGTAAGAGTTAGTAGTATTAGAGTTGATGTATATGATTTAAATAATACTCTAATAGGTACACAAGAACATGAATTACCAACTACAATTGAATTAGATTTTGATTTAGAACAAAAGCAAAATGATCCGATTGAACCAAAAGCTAAAAATCAAAATATAACATTAATTACAAATTATCTAAATACAAAATTAGATAATGAGTTAAGTGTAAAATTATTATCAGCAGATATACCAAGTGGTGTAATCCTAAAAAGTGGACAGTTTGTTGATATTTTGGCTGTTCCTGAAACTGATTATGGGTTTACAATTGAGGTTCAGGGGTTATCTACCTTTAAATTAAAAAATATTCGTTATCAGTATGCAAGTAAATTTAACGAAAATAGTTTATTTAATATAGAGGAATTTAAGAT